TGAGTTAGTTAATCATCTCAAATCAAGAGACAATAAAGCATGGTACAACATTAGACAATTAGTTGCTGATGAACAAATAACTGACTTTCAAACAGCATATCGTTATATGTTTGAACACTTAAATGAATTCAGTTATGGTAATGACGCTGAATTATCTATTGTATTAGATGATTTTATTTGGAGAGCAAGTGTCGTACCAGATAAAGAAATTAATTTTAGCGCTTGTATCGCTCGTATATTAGACACTAATAAGAAGAAAGTACTATAATGCCTACAATATTTGACCATCTAAAAAATATTACTACAACTAAAGGATCATACCTAGGCGATGAGGGATGGAGCAACTATATGATTAATCGCTATCTAAGTATGAATCAAGATTATATTGAACTAGTTAATATTATTCAGAAGAATACTTGGCAAATGAAAGGTGAAAACCTATATTCACTGTATAAGGATATAATACCTAAATCAAATGTTTACTTAAAGTATATTAAAGGCAAAACATCATCTAAGTACAAACCAGATGAAATTGAAGCTGTACAAGCATATTATCAAGTAAGTAAACGTGAAGCAAAGGATTATATTGACTTATTATCTAAGGATGATATTAAAGATATACTAAAACAAATCAATGGAAAATAAATTAGATTCGGTTGTTACTAGCGTAATAAACCAATTTAAACGCCGTGCTGAGGCAGGTAAGCAAAAATATGGTGTTGACCTAGACCGCGAAGATTTAACGTTAATTGAGTGGATAGAGCACGCTAAACAGGAACATATGGATGCCATATTGTATCTAGAGAAAATAAAACAAATGTTGGAAAAACAGTAGTATTTGTGACGTCCGTATATATTTATATAAAACAATATTATGGAAGATAAAAACAAGTTACAATTAACTAGTGTTAAAGTTAACACAGGGTTATTTGACGAGTTTAAAGTGTTATGTGTACGCACTAAATTCTCGTTTCAAAAATTAGCTGATCGTTGTATGCACATGTATGTTACTGATGAAGAATTCAGAAAACAAATACACTCACACACAAACATATCAGTATCAGGTAGTTTATAATTAAATAAAGTTAATAATGTCTATGATTCACAACTTCGAAGGGACATATATTCCCCGAGACAAACGTAAAAAAATACTCCTTATATCTGATGATATCAGAATGACGAGTGGAGTATCAACAGTTTCAAGAGAAATAGTTATTGGTACTGCCCATCATTTTAATTGGGTTAATATTGGAGGTGCAGTTCATCATCCAGAACAAGGTAAACGATTCGACTTAAACGATAGTACAAACGAGATAGCAGGCATCAAAGATGCTAGTGTTTATCTCTATCCTACTTCAGGATATGGTTCACCTGAGTTATTAAGAGCGCTTTTTAAAGCTGAGAAACCAGATGCATTAATGTTCATTACTGATCCAAGATATTTTACTTGGTTATTCCAAATTGAGAATGAAATCAGAAGAACAATGCCTATGATTTATCTTAACATATGGGATGACTATCCTGCTCCATTATACAATGAGCCATATTATGAATCATGTGATGCATTAATGGCTATTAGTAAACAAACAGCTAACATTAATAGAATTGTGTTAGGTGAGAAAGCTAAGGATAAAGTTATTAAATATATTCCTCATGGTATTAATGAAGAACATTTCTTCAAAATGACTCCAACTCATGAGAAATGGAAAGATTTACAAGAGTTTAAAAAACAATTATTCCAAGGTAAAGATTATGAGTTTGTTATCTTGTTTAACTCAAGAAACATACGCCGTAAAAATCCAGGTGATGTGATTGCATCATATAGAGTATTCTTAGACTCATTAACTGAAGAACAACAAAGCAAAGTATGTTTATTAATGCATACAGCAATAGTAGATGAGAATGGAACTGATTTAAATGCTGTTAAAGACTTATTACTTGATCCTGAAAAACACAATATCGTGTTTAGTGATGGTAGAGTAGGAGTTGACAGTATGAATTACTTATACAACTTAGCTGATGTCACTATGTTAATTTCATCTAATGAAGGATGGGGTTTATCATTAACTGAGTCAATGATGGCTGAGAAAATGATTATTGGTAATGTAACAGGTGGTATGCAAGACCAAATGCGTTTTGAAGACGAGAATGGTAAGTGGATTGATTTTGATGATGAGTTTTGTTCTAACCACATGGGTACTTATAAGAAATGTGGTGAATGGGCTATACCAATATTTCCTACTAACTTAAGTTTAGTTGGTTCAGTACCTACACCTTACATTTGGGATGACAGATGTGACTTCAGAGACGTAGCTAAAGCAATTAAGTTGGTTTATGATATGCCTAAAGAAGAAAGAGAACGTAGAGGTAAATTAGGTAGAGATTGGGTTACATCAGACGAATCAATGCAATCAGCTAGATTAATGTGTAAGAACGCAATTGAAATTATCGATGAGACACTTGATAAATTTAAGCCAAGACATAAATTTGAATTGATTAAGATCGATTCACCATTAAAGAAAAAACATATAAGACATAAATTAATATACTAGTTATGAGTAAACCGTTGTTAGTAATAAGTTGCCCCGCAGATACACATTCAGGATATGGAGCACGCGCACGTGATTTGATTTGGGCATTACAAAAATATGATAAGTTTGAAATTAAAACATTATCACAAAGATGGGGAGCAACACCATTTGGATTCTTAAAACCAGAAGTACCAGAACATAAAGCTATCTTAGATACATTCTTAGATAATGGTCAACTACCTAAAAAACCAGATGTATGGATTCAATTAACTGTACCAAATGAGTTTCAAGCAGTAGGTGAATATAATATTGGTATCACAGCAGGTATTGAAACTACAGTATGTGATCCAAGTTGGATTGAAGGATGTAATAGAATGAACTTAATTTTAGTTTCATCTAATCATGCTAAACAAGTATTTGAGTCAACTAAAGTGATTAGAAAAGATACTAATGAAGAAATAGTTGTTAAAACACCAATAGAAGTATTATTTGAAGGTGTTGACTTAAACAAGTACTTCCATATGGAGGATGCTGATATACCTGAAAATGACTTAGTAACAGCATTAGATGAGATAGATGAGAATTTTAATTTCTTATTTGTAGGTCATTGGTTACAAGGTGAGTTAGGTGAAGACAGAAAGAATGTTGGTATGATGATTAAGTCGTTTTTAGAAACATTCAAAAACAAAAAGAACAAACCAGGACTTATCATTAAAACTAATAGTGCTACTACATCTGTAATGGATAGAGAGGAAACATTAAAGAAAATAAATGACGTACGTAACTTAGTTAAGGGTACTTTACCTAACATATACTTGTTACATGGTGAATTAGAAGATGAGGAAATGAATTATCTTTATAACCATCCAAAAGTAAAAGCATTTATTTCACTTACTAAAGGTGAAGGATTTGGTAGACCATTACTTGAGTTTACTTTAAGTAAAAAACCTATCATTGCTAGTGGATGGAGTGGACATACAGATTTCTTAGATAAAGATTTTGCCATATTAGTTGGGGGTGAATTAAAACCAGTACATCATTCAGCTCAAGTGAAAGATATGATATTAGCTGAAGCACATTGGTTTACTCCAGACTATGTTGAGGTAGGTAACATATTAACAGATGTATATGCTAATTATGATAAGTATCTTCCTAGATCAAAACGCCAAGCACATAAATCAAAAACTGATTTTAACTTTGATAAGATGGCTGAGTTATTAGATATTATATTTGAAACTAGAATACCTAAGCGAGTTGAATTAAAGATGCCTACATTACGTAAATTAGAAATACCTAAATTATAATGACAAGTAGAGAATTCATAACATGGATGAAAGGATTTGTTGCTGGTTCAAACAGTTATCAACTTACTCCTCAAGGATGGTCTACTATGATAGAAGAATTATCTAAAGTAAGTGACTATGAAGATAGAGAACAACTAGAAGATGAATTTTTTGGTAAGTGGGATGATAAGCGAATTGATATCATAGGACAAAATGGAAACGAAGGTACTCATTATGATATTGAATATGATGACTATGGCCAACGAATACCACCTTGCTCTGGTCACGCTTTTGAAGATGATATAAACTAAACAATATGATAGACAATTTAACAATATGCCCTAAATGCGGAGGTGACGCATGTTATATAACACCAATAAATGAATTCCATAATGGATACTATTGTTTTGGATGTGGATCACAAACTAGTGATTTACAAGTTGAAGGTGAATTTAATTTTGAAGAATACGAAGAAACATTACCTGAGTTATTTAAAGACTTAAAATACAAAGATGAGAAAGGTAGAGTTTGGTATCCAACAGTAATTAATGTTCATGATAAAGGAATGGTATTTCCAAACGGTCCAAATAAAGATGCTTGGGGTTGGGCAGCAACATTAGCTGAACCTGTACCTGAAGATGAAAAACAAAAATACCCAATACCAGGAACTAAAGATGAGTATTACACTCATAGAATGAATAAGAAATCACTTAAAATGTTTCAACCAAACGAGTTTATTGAAGCATGTGATTATATTGGAGTATTTGATAAATAAATTTTATGCCATCAATTAGTTACGCAATCACAGCATGTAATGAACATGTTGAACTAGATCGTTTATTAAAAGTATTAAGTGAACAACTTCGTCTTGAAGATGAAATAGTAGTACAAATGGATGTACTACCAGATGATTTATCTGCTCTACCTGAGGATAAGAAAAAAGTTTTAGGTTATATTATGAACCTACAAGAATCAGGATTTATTCGTGTTATACTTTATCCATTAAATAATGACTTTGCTTCATTCAAAAACCATTTATCAGGAATGTGCACTAAAGATGCTATATTCCAAATTGATGCTGACGAGTACCCACACTCAGAATTAATACTTAATTTACCAGCTATACTTGATGCTAATCCTGAAATAGATGTTTTTCTAACACCTAGAATTAACACTGTGGAGGGATTAACTGATGCTCATATTAAACAATGGGGATGGAATGTTCAAGATGGTAGGGTTAATTTTCCTGACTACCAATGGCGTATATGGAGAAACCATAAGGATATTAAGTGGGTGAATAAAGTACATGAACGATTAACTGGTTATAATCAATACACAGCGTTACCACCAATTGATGAGTGTTGCTTATACCATCCTAAAGAGATAGCAAGACAAGAAAGACAAAACGCATACTATAATACAATATGAAAATAGCATTTTTAACTGAGATGGGGTTTATAGGTAAAGTACCTGTAGACCATAAGAATATGAGAACTGAGTTTGCATGGATGAATGCTTTGGATGCTGATCATATTCCTTTGTTCCAATATAATAGAGTTGCTGAGTATGATTTTATATTCATCATATGGCCTAAAGCGGATGTTTTATTAAATGCTGAGGGTGTTAAGATGAGTGATATAAAGAAGAAATTATTTAGTCAACTGATCAATACAGATATAATAGGTGATCTAAAACAAAGAAATGGTAAAGTATTCTTTGTACAAGAAGGACCTACTTGGTTTTCAAATGATTATAATATAGCAGAACAAATATACCATCATAATCTACTTAATGAAAGTGATGCTATATTCTGTCATAACGAATGGGATTCTAAGTGGTATAAAGGGTTAGCTGCAAACACACCAGTGTATGTTATGCCTACTTTAATGTGTGATGAGTTAGTTAAGGGTATTCAACCAATCAAAACTGATCGAGTAGTAATTGGAGGTAATTTCGCTCGTTGGTATGGTGGTTTTCAATCATATCAATTAGCATCATTGTTTACTGATAATGTTTGGGTACCATCAATGCATAATAAACAACCTGGTGAAGAGAACTTATTAAACCATTTCCCGTATATGGTTTGGGATGAGTGGATGAAATCATTATCTTCATTTAAACTAGGTATTCATATGATGCCAACTGTGGCTGCTGGAACATTTAGTTTAAACTGTGCCTACTTTGGAATACCAGCAATTGGAAATATAAAAGTAGATACACAACGTATATGCCATCCAGACCTATCAGTAGATGTTGAGGATATGGAAAGTGCTCTTAAAATAGCACTTAAATTAAGAGATGATGAGGAGTTTTATAATCACTGTAGTACAGTAGCTAAAGCGAATTATGAAACATACTATACTAAAGATGTATATGTTAATAAAATTAAAACTATATTAAATGAGATTGGAACGAGATTGTAATATATGCCCATCAGCTAGAATTAGTGAGTTCACTAATTTATATGGTTGTACTATTAAGGAGAATGCTTTTATAGGTCCATTTGTTGAAATACAAAACAACTCCTATATTGGCTCTCGCTCTAGAATATCATCACATACATTTGTATGTTCTGGTGTTCATATAGGTGATGATTGTTTTATCGCTCATGGAGTAATGTTTACAAATGATAAGTTTACTGAGGATAGAGATGAATGGATGTTACGTTTAACTAAAATAGGAAACAATGTTAGAATAGGTTCAAACGCAACTATACTACCAGTAACAATAGGTGATGGAGCAGTAATTGGAGCTGGAGCAGTAGTGACTAAAGATGTACCTGCAGGGGCAATAGTAAAAGGAAATCCAGCTAAATGATAAATGTAATACATAACACATACGAGAAAAATAGACACTTACGTGAGTCGGCTATATTGAATATTAATGCTTTAAGAGCAACAGGTTTAATGTTTAATTATATTATATTCAATGATCATGGTGATGAGTCAATATATGATGATGTTAAGGATTTATTACATGATCATACTGGACATAATATACAATACATTTATTCTGATGTAAATCATGGTATGGGTATTTGTAGTGGTGGTTGGGTAGGTGCTATACCTTATTTACGCTCATATGATAAACCATATGGTTATATTCATAACATAGGACAAGATGATGTTTATACTTCTTTATTCTATACATCAATGACTCATAGACTAAGTAATCCTGATATCTATTTAGCTTATGCTAATGGGTTTAAAGCATATCCTAACTTAACTTTAACAGGTGAAACATTAGGTCCAATACAAGAATTAGATTATGGGAATTATGAGGCTATGTTTAATCATTGGTTTGGAGTACAAGATAATAAAGTAACTAGAGCAAATAATTTTATACCAGCACCTGGAGTAATATATAAAGCTGAATTACATGAGCGAATTGGTTTACCTGACTTAGCTACATTTAAAGGATCAGCTGATTTTGAGTATTGGGCTA